ATGCTGCTGGCGATAGACCTATACATTTCATCTATGGCGGTGTTGACGGTGACGTTCGCGAAGAAATACGTAAACTGGTAGAGACACAGACAGATGCAATCATCGTGGCATCAACTGGTACCTTCTCTACTGGTGTTAACATCAAGAACATTCACAATATCATCTTTGCATCACCAGGCAAGTCCAAGATCAAAACACTTCAGTCTATTGGTCGAGGGTTAAGAAAGTCAAACATAAAAGATTCTGTTACTCTTTTTGATATAGCAGATGACCTTTCATGGAAGTCCAAACAGAACTATACTATGCAACATCTCAAAGAGAGAAAGAAGATTTATGAAGAAGAAGAGTTTGCTTTCAAGATTTATGACATCGACATCTAAAGAACCTGTTCCAACACACATTCTATTAAAGTTGGTAACAGGAGAGTTGGTAATGTCTAGGTTCGATACTGAGACTGAAACTGGATATGTTGTTGAGTATCCAATGGTCGCGAATCGCTATTACGAAGAAGACACTGGTAAGTTTCAAGCTTATCTTACCTCATTGAATCCTTTCGATGATGTCAATATTCTCTTTACTTTAGATAAGAAACATGTTATATTCGTATCTAATCTAGAGCAAGAAGTAGTTACATTCTATGAGAAGAATGTATCAATGAGATATCAATCTGAAGATGATGATCAATCTCTAATACCACTAAGTTCTAGTATTCATTAAAGCACATTGCTTATTATATACAAGCTGTGGAAAAAGTCAAGAGAAAAAGGAATATATTATGGCACGACCTAAAGATACCAGCAGGCATTATGTTGACAACAAATCATTCTACAATGCACTGATTGATTATCGTAAGAAAAAGCAAGATGCGCTAGAAGCAGGGTTACCAGCACCAAGAATCCCTGAGTATATTGGTGTATGTATCTTCAAGATCGCAACTAAGCTAGCCACCAAGGGCAACTTTGTCAACTATTCTTATAAAGAAGAAATGATTTCAGATGGCATTGAAAACTGCATCAGCTACATGCACAACTTCAATCCAGACAAGTCGAACAATCCCTTCGCATACTTTACTCGTATCATATATAATGCCTACGTCCTTCGTATTCAGAAAGAGAAGAAGCAAACGTACATTAAGTATAAGGCCTTTGAGAATGCGGTGTTAGTCGGTGCTGCTACAGAGTATGGAGATTCGGATAATCCTAACTCTACAGAAATGAACAACACTGATAACATGACCAGCTTTGTGTCTGATTATGAAAAGAAAATAGCAGAACGTAAAGCTGAGACCGCAGAGAAAAAGCCAAAGGTGAAAAAAGGTATTGACAAGTTCATAGAAAGTGACTAAGATGAAGACAGACAAAAATAACATTCCCGCAGGCGTAGAAGCCGTTGTGAAGAACCTGTTTGATCCAACGAACAATGTTTATATTCGTGACAACTACAAGCGCACCTTGATGAATATCAGAGACTACTGCGATGATGCGGTAAAGTTCTATGACAAGAAACAAGCACAAGAAGAGTTGGCAAAGCCAAAGAAACGAAAGATTGTATAAGATGGCAAACTGGTTTTATCTTGCGGGTAGTGTAATGTTTGCTATAGGTACAATCATAAATATGTGGAAGTGAGTGTATGACATTTGAACATTGGTTAAATGAAGCTGAATGCTTCTCTATTCGTGAAGATAGATTGGATGATGATTTTTCGATGCTAGATCAAAAAGACTACAACAAACTTAGGGCTTGGTTGAAAGCAGCTTGGTTTGTTGGTCATGAACATGCGCTATCGACATATCTAGATGATGGAAAGTAATACATGAAGTTTGCTATTATTACCGATCAGCATTTTGGTGTACGCGGTGACAGTGTTGTGTTCCATGACATGATGGAGAAGTTCTATTCTGAGTTCTTCTTTCCATACCTCAAGGAACACGACATCAATCTTATTCTAGACACTGGTGATACATTAGACCGTCGGAAGTACATTAGTTTCTATACATTGTCACGCGCTCGTTCATACTGGTTTGATAAGATCCGTGATAATAATATGTCTCTGATTACGCTAGTTGGAAACCATGTAATCCCCTACAAGAACACTCTGGAGATGAATGCTCTAGACCTTCTGCTATCAGACTATGACAACATCAAAGTCATCTCCAAACCCGCGGAGATTGAACTAGGCAGCATGAAGACGCTGCTGCTTCCTTGGATCTGCGAAGACAATCAGAAGCAAACAATGGATCTGATTAAATCGACTGATGCACAGGTTGCATTTGGTCACCTAGAACTTGGTGGTTTCTCCATGTACAAAGGTGATACTGGTCATGAAGGTATGGATTCCAGCGTCTTTCAGAAGTTTGACTTTGTTGGCTCTGGTCACTTTCATCACCGCTCAACTAAAGGCAATATAACATACTTTGGTTGCCCATATGAGATGACTTGGAGCGATTATAACGATCCTAAGGGTTTCCATATCTTTGATACAGAAACGCGCACAGCGACCTTTGTGGAGAATCCATTCCGCATGTTCTACAAGTTTGTCTATGATGATTCGAATGCAAAACTGACAGACTTTACAGACATTGACTATAGCCCATACAGAAACACATACGTAAAAGTGATCGTCAAGAACAAGAACAATCCCTATTGGTTTGATATGTTCATTGATACGATGGAGAAATCTAGCCCAGCAAACATCCAGGTTGTTGATGATAACTTGAATCTCAACCTTGAAACCGATGAAGATATTGTGGATGAAGCAGAAGACACATTGACTATTTTGCGGAAATACACAGACAATCTTGAACTGGATGTGGACAAGAAATCTCTTGACAATCTGATACGTTCCTTGTATGATGAAGCCATGAGCATCGATTGAGGTAATATGATTCTATTCAAAGTAGTACGTTGGAGGAACCTGCTTTCAACGGGCAATACCTTTACAGAAGTCAAACTAAATGAAGCCGCATCAACTCTGATTGTCGGTGAAAATGGCGCTGGTAAGTCCACCTTTATCGAAGCGATTTCGTTTGCTCTTTATGGTAAACCCTTTCGCAAGATCAATAAGCCACAACTCTTGAATGCGATCAACGGCAAGAACTTGCTTGTTGAAATCGAGTTCGCTATTGGTAAGAAAGAGTATCTGGTTCGACGTGGCATCAAGCCAAACGTCTTTGAAATCTTTGTTGATGGTTCTCTACTGAATCAAGAAGCCAAGTCTGGTGACTATCAGGACGTTCTGGAGAAGAATATCCTGAAGCTGTCTCATAAGTCATTCTCACAGATCATCACGCTCGGTGCTTCTACCTTTGTTCCTTTCATGCAGTTGCCAGCACAAGCTAGACGTGACTTCATTGAAGACCTTCTGGATATCCAGATTTTCTCAACGATGAACAATCTACTGAAGACACGTATTCAAGACAACAAAGATGCACTAAAGGATGCCAACACACAACTGGCTCTTTGTGAACAAAAGATTGATTTGAATAAGAAGCATATCGAATCACTTCGGCAAAACAATGAAGACTTGATCGACATCAAGCACGGCAAGATTTACGAACATAAAACTCTGATCGAGACTGCAAATGCCGAGATTGACAAAATCTCCGAACAGATTGACGATTTGAAACTCAATATTGGCGATGAGCAATCTATTACGGATAGATTGAACAAGGTCACCACGCTTCACTCTGAGTTGAAGTTCAAACTGACCGATCATAACAAGCATATCAAGTTTCTGCATACTCACGATCACTGCCCGACTTGTACACAAGACATTGATCCTGTTTTCAAGGAAGAAAATCTAAACACAAAGATTGCCAGTGCAGAAGAGTTAGACACAGCCTTAACTAAACTATCAGAAGAACAGGCGAAGATCAATACACGAATGAAAGAGATTGTTGATATTAGCAATCAAATCTCAGAATATAATGCAGAGATAACAGACCGCAACAACAAGATTCGTATGTACCAGAAGTATAACAGCGAGTTGCAGAAAGAGATTGAAGCACTTCGTAATAAGCAGACTAAGGTAGAGACGGATGCTGTTGATCTAAACAAAGCCAAGAAAGAACTGAAAGACGTTCACACACTTATTGAAGAACTAACCGAAAATCGTTCTTTGTTGGGTACTGCTGCTGTTCTGCTGAAAGATGGTGGTATCAAGACCAAGATCATCAAGCAATATGTTCCTGTCATGAACAAGCTAATCAACAAGTATCTTGCGGCAATGGACTTCTTTGTCCAGTTTGAACTTGATGAAAGTTTTGATGAAAAGATTAAGTCGCGGTTTCGTGATGAGTTCTCTTATGCGTCATTCTCTGAAGGCGAAAAGATGCGCCTGGATTTAGCTATTTTGTTTACATGGAGAGCAGTGGCAAAACTTCGTAACAGCGTCAGCACAAATCTTTTGATTATGGACGAGGTTTTTGATAGTTCTTTGGATACTAGTGGTACAGATGAGTTCTTCAAGATTCTAAGCAGCGTAACGGCTGACACCAATGTGTTCATCATTTCACATAAGGGAGCATCACTGATGGACAAATTCACTAACATCATTCGTTTTGAGAAGAAGAGAAATTTCAGTGTTATGGTTGTCGAGTAGCTTGTTTACATTTATCCAAGTGCCATCTAAGAATATTACCCTTAGACGCAATTATTAAACAATGTGGACATAACTCTTTAGGTCTATTTTTGTTTGATATCGAGTTTTTTAGTTTGCTTTCGTCGGACACCTTTGTGCCTATCCTGGGCCCTGTTCGTTTTCTTACTAATTCTAAACTTTGCGGAATGCCTCTTAGTTTCGCTGCTCTTTTTTCTATAGTTTCGGCAGAATGTTTTTTGCCTTTATTTTTCTTGCCAGTTATAGAGACTTTGATTTTGTGTTCTTCGCTCATAATTCTTCCGGAACATCCTTCTCCTCCGTCCGTTCTATTGCGAAGAATGCCTGTTCCTAAATCTTTTCTGCCATACCATCTAATATATCGACGTTCTAATGCGAATGCCCCAATCTCTGAAAGATTTGTTTCTAGAAAAACTATTTTGGATTTATCTTTGGGAATAGAAACAGAATGTTTTTCGTACATTCTTCTTGATTTCCCTTTACCTATGTAGTATGGTGTGTTATCAGATTTTCTGATATATGCATAGACGTAATAAGTATTCATGGCTGGACTCCTTGTACGAGGACTAGAGTGGTTGGATACTGGTAATATCGTGAACCACAATATATTTATATAAATTTTAATGTGAGGAATAGCATGACTAACTACGAAAAAGTAAAAGAGTTCACTACAGTATTTGGTCAAGATGCTCCAGATACTCCAGGGTTTCCTGCAAAAGACATTATTAAACTTCGCGTAGAACTGATTCGCGAAGAGTTTCAGGAACTTAAGGATGCGATCAAGGACAAGAACTTGGTAGAAGTAGCAGACGCGCTGACTGACATTCTATATGTCACCTACGGTGCTGGTGTTGCTTTTGGCATTGATCTAGATGCTTGTCTAGCAGAAGTACACAATAGTAACATGACCAAGCTTGGTGAAGATGGTAAGCCTGTTCATCGCGAAGATGGCAAGATCATCAAAGGACCAAACTATGTTCGACCAAATCTTAAGCCAATCCTAGGAGTAAACTGATGGCTATTCTACCTCTTGTAGATAAGAACGATCTTATTCTCAAAACAGAACTTGAATATTTTGATTTCAGCAATCCACCTACTGATCCTATTCAGTTGGCTCGTGATCTAGCTGAGACTATGATTGAGAACAAAGGCTTGGGGCTTGCTGCGAATCAGGTCGGTCTGCCCTATCGTGCATTTGTCATCAATGGCGAACAGATTCTTGCATGTTTCAACCCAAAAATCGTTGACTCTTCCGCCGATCAAGTGTATATGTTAGAAGGCTGCTTAAGTCATCCTGGGCTATCGGTAAAGATCAAGCGTCCAGCTGTGATCAAAGTTCGCTTTACTATGCCTAACGGCGAAACGAGAACAGAAAAGTTTGAAGGTCTAACTGCTCGTGTGTTTCAGCATGAACTAGATCATCTAAACGGCATTGTTCATATCAATCGCGCTAGTTTGATCCACAAAGAACAGGCTTTCAAGCAACAGAAAGCGTTCAACAAAATCAATAAGAAACTAGCTATCGCATAAGACGGAGTATATTATGGAAGACAATAAGCCTGTAGTTGATGAATCTACAGAATACGAAAGTCTGATTGACTCAAAGAACATCTCTTATGGTGTATCTACTCTTGATGCATTCTTGCCTGAAGACGAAACTTTGGAGCAAGATGATGTAAAGTGGAAGAAACATTGGGTAGGAATGCCCGAGTTCAAGCAAGATACTAATCCACCATATAAACAGATTTACGTAAGCTTCCGTAACAAAGAAGACTATGAAGAGTTTGCCAAGTTGATCGATCAGCATCTTACTATCAAAACAAAAAGCATCTGGCATCCAAAGCTAGATCGTGATGCAAATGCACTTCGTAGGTGGATTGAAACTGATGACTAATCCAAAATATCCTGTCTATATCATTAGTAAAGGTCGGCATGAATCAATGCTGACCTCTCGTTCATTGGCACGAATGAAAGTGCCACATTACATTGCGATTGAACCACAGGATGAAGCTTTGTATGAACAAGCACTAGACAACTTTGGCATCCGTGAGTATGTCACTCTTCTAGTTGCACCTTTCAGTAATCACGGCGACGGACCAGGTCGCGCTAGAAACTGGTGCTGGGATCATTCTATCTCTATTGGTGCAACTAGTCACTGGGTAATGGACGACAACATCACAGACTTTTATCGTCTCCATGAAAACAGTCGTATTCGCGTTGAATCTGGTGTGATCTTCAAAGTTGCTGAAGACTTTGTTGACCGATATGAGAATGTTCCTATCTCTGGTTTTCAATATCGTTTCTTTATTGCACCAAATCAGAAGTATCCTGCCTTTGTAACAAACACTCGTATCTATTCCACATTGCTTATCCGAAATGATTGTAAGCATCGCTGGCGTGGTCGTTACAACGAAGATACTGATATCTGCCTTCGTGTATTGAAAGATGGTGATTGTACTATTCAGTTTAATGCTTTTCTTCAAGGCAAAGCTGCAACACAGACTGTCAAAGGTGGTAACACTGCTGAGTTTTATCATGCTGAAGGCACACAAGACAAGGCTCAATGGAGAGATGGCCAGCTTAATCCAGAGGGAACAATCAACAAGTCACAAATGCTCGTAGACATGCATCCAGACGTGGCCCGCATGGTATTTCGCTACGGTAGATGGCATCATTACGTTGACTATGGTCCATTCAAGAAGAACCAGTTGATTATGAAGAAAGACATTGATCTGAAGTCACTACCTAAAGTAGACAACTACGGAATGAAACTAGTTCGTTTGAAGAAAGAAACTGTATAATGCATAAGTGGACACGCCGTCATTTGGATACGGCTAAGAATATCTCAACTTGGTCAAAAGATCCATCTAAACAGATTGGTGTTGTTGCTATTGGAAAAAATCAAAATGTCCTGGCAACTGGATACAATGGCTTTCCAAGAGGTATCAAAGATGATGATCGCTTGAATGATCGTGAAACGAAGTATAAGTATGTCGTTCACGGAGAAATGAACTGCATCTATAATGCATGTTTAAATGGAATATCTCTTGACGGAGCCAAACTATACGTGTATGGTTTACCTGTATGCTCTGAATGTTGCAAAGGTATCATTCAAGTTGGCATCAGAACTGTTATTGCAGAAGTTCCTAAGAATCTGCCTGAACACTGGAAAGAATCCACAAAACTCGCTAAAGACATTCTTGAAGAAGCGGGTGTGATTTATCTGCAATATGAAATGGAAAGTGATGTATGAATAAACACAGATATTATGATGATGAATGGAATCGCGCGGAGTGGCGAGAAATCAAAATGGCACCCGAAAGACCATATAAATACAACGAAGACAAAGCACTTCAAGAAATCGCCGATTATATCGATAAGACGTATGGCGAACACTATGCGCAAGGCAACATACAATCAACTGAAATTGCGATTGATCGTGGTCGTGGACTAGGATTTTGTCTAGGCAATGTTGATAAGTATTCTGGTCGTTACGGTCAAAAAGGATCTACAGACGATTGGAGAAAAGACTTGATGAAAGTAATACATTATGCTATTATAGCTTTGTACGTACACGATCTAGAGCATAAGAGATAGCTATAAATGTACTCCTATATAAATAATTGTAGTCCACGAGGTTGCCGCCTCCGACTACTCTAGAACTATATAGGAGTTACCAGCATGACTATTTATCTCTATGTCAAACAATGCACACATTGCGGACTCAAATATTTCGGCAAAACCGAGAATACTGATCCTTTCAGATATAGAGGATCAGGAAAATATTGGATACGTCATCTAAAGAAACATAAATCCACACAGACAACTTTAGAAATTTTTGGGTTTGATGATCAGGAATTATGTTCAACGTTTGCTTTGATCTTCTCAGAAAAAAATGACATAGTTCAATCCAAAGAGTGGGCAAATCTAAAATCAGAAAACGGTAGATATGGTGGTAGAGGATGTGGATTTATTACTTCCGATCATACAAAATCCCTCATATCTGATAGTTTAGTTTCTGCATATGCGTCCGGATCAAGAAAAAAAGTTCGTATGTTTGGTGTACACAACCCATCTTTTGGGTGTAAACGATCTGAACACACCAAACAAAAACAATCTTTAGCGAAAAAAGATAAGACTTGGGAAGAAATATTTGGACATGAACAGTCACAAATAAGAAGACTTGCAGCGAAAGATATTGGAACCAAACTTGGTTACAACAATAAGAGTAAAGTTGTCTGTGTAGATTTGGATGGAAACATATTGAAGATCGATAGGGAAATATTCCTCAACAATAAAGGACTATATGTTGGCATAAAAAGTAATGAAGCTAAAAAAAGATTATCAAAACAAGACCAAAATGGTCGCTTTGTAAAAGAAAGGTGAATATAATATGGACGTCCGTGTACCTATTGAAGAACTACGCAAGCGTAAACTATTTGTTGCAACTCCAATGTATGGAGGTGCATG